TAATATATCGTTTTCATCCATTAATTCTTCTTCATCACCCCATTCCAATACAAAAAACTTAAATTGATTGTCACTGAAACTAGTTTCAGCGTTAAATATATTACTTCTTCTCAAATCTCTTTGTAAAAAATCAACACCAAAGAATACCTTACAAGGTGGTGTTGTTTTTGCATATTTTTCATCACTACGAGGATAATATAAAGGAACAGTTTGATTTGATGAGTAAAATATTGTATCCATTTCTTGAGCATAAAGATTTGGTTCTAGATCAGATACTATCGGAACTCCAATAAAAATATTATCAGGTTTTAATAATTCTGTTTTATCAGCTATCAATGGTTGAGTGCTTGACCAATCAAATTCTCCATTAGCAGTTTCAATCCATATCCATTGTCCATCATCACTTGGTGTTCCTACTTTGTTAAATTCATTATAATCATGTAGACACGGTTCCCAAGTGTAGTAAATCCATTTATCTCTCGCTCCATATTGTGCGTATTCCGATTCTCTAGAATCACCAGAATTTGACTCTCCGCTAAAGTAACTGACTATACTTCCACCTATATTTCTTATAAATGTAAAAAACTTTTTACCACCTGCTACAAAAGCTTGTCCAGTAGACAATTCTTCCTCATTTATGTCAATATCTTTAACTTTCCAATATCCCTTTGGATTATTTAATTGAAACCAAGGTTCTGTATTTTTTAATCCACTAGGTTGATCTTTTTTGCCGTGAAAATGAAAATGTTTTTCTTTAAGTTTTTTATTGAAACCTATACCTTTTTGATTAAATCCACCAACAACATACCCAATTCTATCATTGTTGGAGATCGATGGTTCGTTTTGTCTAACTGCCTCACCGATTTCAGCGTTTCCTGGATCGCTTAACTCATCCTGTACATACCCATTTACTGGAAATGCTTGCCATCCATTGTCACCGTGGAGTTCAACATAAAAATATAATCCTCTATCTCCATACTTTCTAGCACTGTAATTCTCAGGTATTCTGTAATTTTCTAAACCATTCTCAGTAAATTGAGCACCAATGAAACCGCTATGCCGTGGTTCTAAAAAATTTTCATATGGTTTACCTTGTTCACCAGTATCAACTGCTATGAAATCTCTACTGTCACTTGGTGGTTTGTTATCTCCTAGTGCAATAGCATTTTCATCTGTGTTTTCCATATAACCAGCTGGTGGAGATTCTGGTTTACCAGGTGGTTCTACATCAGGTATGGTTAAAGAGACAAATTCTACTTCAGTTAAATTAACTATTTTTAATTTTCTCTCTTGTCTGTTTATCTGTTCCCATGTCCCTAGTGCAAATGTAAAATAATCAGTTTCAACACTACCCGATGGAATACCAACTAAATCATCAAATTTACCTTCATTTAAACGATCAGTAAAAAAAGTACCTGGTCTTGTTATAGATGGTATCTTGGGTTCTCTTTTTATATCAATTTCCATTAAAATGCCTGTTTATCTTGATCAGTTTCTATTTGATCGGTTTGGTCTTCTATGTCTTCAATTATTCTATTATTATCATCTAATGATAAAGAAAAATCTTTAATCAAATTAATTTTATGCCTTGCAGTTAAATCCTCAATTTGCTCATCTGCATTTAGATTCATATTTAAAACTAAATCACCACCAGCATAATTAATGTTCGTAATTATATCTAAAGCATCTGAACCATATACACTCGTGATATCTACTTCTGATACTAGATTTCCGAATCTATCAAACTTAGGTAAATTTGGATACCTATATCCATCAAGCCAATCTTGACTTGCATCTTCATCTATAACTATTGTTTCTCTTTCCATTCTCGGTATTGTTGAACCAGACAAAGGATGGAGTGTTTCTCTTGTAATTCCAACTCTATTTTCTAATCCATAATTTTTTGGTATTATATTGTTCCAATAATCAAAATTATCAGGAATATCAAATGAATCATTTTGAAAACCTAATTGTTTCCACATGGGTACAACACCTTTGAAAACTCTAGCAGTGGATACATCTATATCTTCAATAGATGTATTTTCATAAACACCATTATTTTCTTTGTCGACAAAACCAGAGTGTATTAATTCACCATCTGCATCAAATATTTCATCACTATATGGATTAAGTAATGTCAAATTATAATTATGATGATCATATTTTGCTAAACATTCATTTGCTTTTATTACATCATATAAATTATATTTTTGAGTAAGCACACTACTATCTTTACCCAATCCTAAAAGACTGTATAATGTTTTATAGTGATATGAGTTTTTTGAAAATCCACCTATCATCAAAAAACTTTCATTATTAAAATCTAAAAAAGGTGATTTATAATTTCTCGATTGATTTACAACTACGTTTGATCTAAACCTTTCCCATTCTAATGGAAACAACACATCGTTTGTATTTTTATACATAAATTTTATATCTTTGACGTAAAATGTCCAAGGTAATTGTCTATTATAATTTTGTAAACCTTCAGTTTCATTAAGATCAGGTGGATTTAAATTCCAATCCCAAATAGCATCTTCAGGATTTGGTCTGTAATCTTTAGTAAAATCTCTTTGTCTGATAAAAAGCATAATTCTTACCAATGGTGTATCTGATGCGGCGTATAACTCTCCTTTAATTGTTTGCCAACTATTAGTTCCAAAAAGTATTTCTGATTTTTGTTGCCTTTCACTATAATTTGGTTGGGTTAATATAGGAGCACCTTCTGCATCTAAGGTAGCTGGATGTGCTCTGATGGTTGAAACATATTGTGTTGGATTTTTTGTAGGAAGTCTAAATTGTTCACCATTTGGTCCAACTTCAGCAAAATCTGGATTTAATTCCCAATCAGCACCATTCCATCTCCAATGTCCTGCGCCTTGTCCCTCTTCATTTACATTTTCATTAAGTGTTCCAGCTGCATAAAAGGGATTTCTAGTCCATTGAGCTTGATTATTTTCAGTAGCTCCACCCCATATCCATTGTTGATCTGATGAATACGTACCCTCTTTTAAATTAAAACCAGCATATCTAACAAAAGGTTCTCCAATAATACCTTCGGTATCTACCACTCCTCCCATACCATCATATCCCCCAAGTTGAAGTGGACGTTCACTGGTATATTTCATACCATTAGGATCATCTGTTTCATTTCCATATGTCATAGAGTTAGTTTCCCAATCCCAATTCACTCCCCAAGCATATCTTGGATTATCAAAATTATTTCCAGTTTTTTGAGTAATTTTCCACGCACCAGCACCACCAAGTGCTGGTATTATGTCACGAGTATTATCACTAAATGGATTTGGTTTGTTTCCCCTTTTATTATTTGGTCCAGTAGCATCTGTAATTTCACCTAAGGCAGATGTATCTCCTTCTTTTAACCAAAATACACCTCTAGCATTAACATTAGCTTGTGTAGTGTATAGACCTAAATCGTGTCGAACTGTATCAGGTCTAGTAGCAGGTCCAGATATACCCATATCAGTATGTGGTTCTCTTGGAAATCCAGGTGGAAGTTGAGTAGCTGGATGTGGTGGGAAAACTTCATTTCCTTCTTCATCCACATATATTGCATTATCAAACGAAGAACTTATTGTACGATATTCTGGTTCACTTGAATAAACAAAATTAGTCGCATCATAAAGTTGTTCTAATTTAGCCGCATTAGTTTCATTGGGATAAAGATAACCTTCAGGTGGTGTGCTTGGTATATTTGAAGTGTATAATGATGGTGGTTTTTCAACTGGTGTTAATATTACATATGTACCATCTTGTCTAATCCAATTAGGTAGCCAAACTTTTGCTTCATATTTTAAATAATCATTTTTCTTAACATCCATAAAAGCATTAAGATTTATCACACAACCACCGTCTTTAGTTCTAGTCTTTTGTGAGTAAGATCCAGTAATAGGATCACCACCATATGGTTGACTTGAAGCTTGAACCTTATAAAGACCATTTTCATTATATCCAGGCACTTGAACCTCAACCGATCCCTTAAATGAATCATAATAATTAGGACCTGGAAAATTATAGCTTTGATCAATTAATAATTTGTATGGATTATCAGTTTCAGAATTAATTATTCTTTCAGTGTATTGATCACCCTCTGGAACAGTGCCTATTCTATCAACCAAAACTATATTAGAAAAACTTCTATATGGTGCAACTATAGAAATACCAGGATAAAAATTATCGTCATGATAACCAACATCAGGACCACTTGAGTTTTCAAAAGCCCATTTACTAGTATCAATACCCATACCACTAAGTGCTTGTCCCAATGGTTGTTGACTATACACAGTATATCTTGTGCCTTGTGTGAGGTCTTGAAATCCACTGCTAGCAACTCCATTAGTTGTAGATTGATATATATTCTCTGGTGTTCCCAATGGATGAACCGCATAACCCTCATCCGCTTCACCTTGTGTTCTTCCTCGTTGAACAGTCATAAAATGAGTGGTCATGTCACTACTGCTTACGTGAGCAGATTGTAAGGCTGTATATGTTTTTGGAAATACATCTATAAGTTCATAAGCATTTTTAAAAACTAAACCTTTGATTGAATAAAAACCAGGTTTGGAATAAGTGTGATTAAAGGTTTCTAATCTATCAAATTCATTTGGTGTTTCCACAAATTCTAATGGACTACCATCATCCCAATCTAAATTAGTAACGTAATAATTAAATCCTTTTCTAGTAAATTTAATCATGAAGATGATCCTTGAGTTACTAGTTCAATAAAAACAGTATCACCAGGTGCACTACCCATCGCTACATCTATCAGATTACCAAAAAAGGGACCTATGATTTGAGCACTTGTTCCAGGTGGTCCTGTAATTGACCATCCTTCAGTTATATAATTACTGTTAGCATATGTAACTGAAAATGTTAACGTTTCACCAGCATTACCAGAAGATGGACCGTTAACAATTGCAAAATCAGCTCCAGGACCTGAGATGTTAACTATTATATCAACCGCTCCTTGACCACCACTTCCTTGACCATCACCTCCAAATGATTGATTATAGGCATGTGTTAAATTACTATTAGAAGATATACCAGTTACAAGATATTCATAATACTCTTGACCACTACCTGGATTAGTAACACCTAAAGACTGTCCTGTTAAACCATCAGTTATAAACCAACTATCAGTAATGTCCCAATCTAAATCAGAATTTGTTTTAATTCTTATTGTAAATCCAGCACCAACACCATCCGTGTTATCAATAATTTCTTGAAATATTTCCTCTCTTTTTGGAAAATAAAGATGTATTTCCTCATTTTCATTATACATCTCTGTTACTGATGAAAGATTTCCATAACCTGATGGATAATCATTATATCCTTCAGCTCCAATTATACCAGGATAATTTGTACTGAAAAGAGGTCCTGGATTATAATTATTACCTGGATTTTTTATTGTTAATTTCCAAGTGGTTGGTATAATATTATATATTGGTTTTACTATTACTGGTAAAGGTATTCTTTTATCATTTTCAAAAAAACTTGTAACATTACCAGGTTGCCATGGATCATCAAATCCACTAAAATCTCTTATTGATTTACGACCAGGTCTTAATTGATCTGAAAGAGGACGTGGCTGACCATCAGCATCTATAATTGCTCTAAACAAATAATATAATAAATTTTCTCGATTTGCTATATTTGGATCTTCATCAGTAAATAACTGACTTGGTGTGTATTCATATACTTCTCCTTGAGGAGATGTTAAATGAACAGATGCCAATTGTCCTTGTGGAATTGTAAACTGAAAATTATTATCTTCAATTCTCATACTATCTGAAAGTTGTGCAACCGCTTCAGCATAATACAATACCGTAGCTTGTTTACGATAACTAAGATCAGTAAATGGAGTGTATTCTTCTTGACTCATTGGATTTACAGTAAAATTCTGTGTAACTTGTGGGAAATATGATGCAATTAAATTTAAAAACAAAAGCTGTGTGTCTGTGTAAGCTTGATCTGCATCCTTTACCCAATCGTAAGTACCATTAGTTTGACTCCATGTCCATTGACCACTAGGACTTAATGTTCCTACTTTATCATCAATTAGAGGCGAGTTAGTGTTTATCTCCCAAGTTATGGTGAAATTAGAATCTGGATTAAATGTTGAACCGGCTATTTCAGCAATTCTCCATATACCAGTATAACCCCAAAACGAACTATCTTGTTGAAGCCATTGTTGGTTATTAATTAAGTTATTTGTTGTATATTCAGTATTTAAATTTTCTTCAGCACCTAAAAACCAATAAACAACACTAAGATTATCACCACTTCCTTGAAATGGATTTGATGGTGGTGGAGCTTCTATGGTTTGTGCATATGCATTTGTAGGTGGTGCGAACCCAGGTCCATATCCTGAGGTGTGTGAATAAAGCTCACTAGTGATGGCATTATTTGGATTATTATACGAAGAAGGATAAGTAAAGGCTATTGGTTTTCCTTCAATACTTGGAATAGTAAATCTTTCATGAGTTCTAGGATCATTTTTATCTCTTGGTGCTCCAATAAAAACTTCATATTCACCAGTGGTTTGATAATTTATTTCTAATTCTTCAATAAAAATTTCAGCAGAAGTTTGTGTAAAACCCGCTGGTAATTGTTCTACATAAACATTTGGATCAGTAATATCATCATCTGTTACAACCATAGGTGCACTAAAGGTACGTGAATTTGGAAAAGTAACTTCGCTAACATTATAATTTGAATCAAGATTTCCAGCCATAAAAAAACCTCTACTTTCCCTACTACCACCATCTCGATGATCAATTAAGTTTGTATTTAAAGCTGAATTTGGAAAAGACAATTGATACGCACTACCAGTTGTAACACCAAGTAATTCTGAGTACGCTATTGGTTTTTCACCTTCACTCGCATTACCATCCGCATCTTGATCACCTGCAGGACCTAATATCTCAATGGTTTGTCTTTTGTTAATTCGTTCATCATTTTCGTCACCAAAGAAAGGATGATCAGATGGAATATCTTGATGTTTCAGTGGTTGACCTTCAAATCGTATTCTATGTCTTCTCAACCCATATTGAACCGCAGACACGTTAAATAAAAACGCATTATCAATCTGATCATCTGTAAAAAGTCTTTCTCCAATTCTATCAAGTATTATATCTTCAAATTGAATTTCAAAAACCCCTTTAAAAATTTCTAATAAAAACTTTGATCTAAATCTAAATTCAACATATTTTAAAAATCTATTTGGTTTTGAATTTATTTGATTAGTTGGAATCCATTCAGGTCTTGATAACCATAAATCTAAAATCCCAGCAATTTCAGGTCTAGAAGTAGCATCTATAGTTCCAGGCCAATGTGTATTTACGTCTGCTTGTAAACTATCTCGTTTAACAAAATGATATGCGGCATTATAAAAACCATCTTGTTCTTCTTGATCATCAGATATAGGATCATTAAAACCTAATGCTGGTAGTGGTCCAGCCCAACGATCTCCAACTGGTATTTCTGCTTGAGTACCAGGTTCTCTATTTAACTGTATTTTTTTAGTAACTGGAACTATTTGTTCTTGATCTTCAATTACTATTGGTCTTTCCAAATCAACAAAAGCTTCAGCTGGAATTTCATATATGTGATTATTACTTAAATCACCCCTTTCAAGCATTGATGCCATTGGCAATTGTAAATAGTTAGTCTGTGATTCTCTCTCTTCAACAGTTGAAGTACTGTAATCTAACACTGCACCTTCAACCACAATAATTTTTTCAAGAACTGGTACAGATTGTAATTCTCTTTGGTCTTCATTTAACGTTAATAAAATTCTGTTATTGTATTCATTATAAAGCATTGTGGCATTTATTTCAGGAGGTGATTCATCTATGTCAACCCTTTCCCCTACAACAGCACCAGCTTCTTCTTGTCCTGTGTGATCAAATACAAAATTTATTGGAGCATCTTCTGGATTTTCTTGAATAGCTACTGTCTTAACCCATGTTCCTAGTTGAGCAAAAGTAGTTTGAATAGCGGTTGTTCTATCAGGTTGACCATCGTCATCAAAATTTGATTTGACTGAAATTATTTTATAAGAATCTGAATCTGTGGTTGGTTGTTCAATCTGTGCTTCATATGCAGCTTCCATAGCTCCAAATATAGGACGTATAGCAAAAGGTCTGTCTTGTTGTTCTAAAAGACCAATACCACTTTCATTTCTTTCCTCGTAGGGAACATATTCAAGTACAGTGCCATCAGCAAATGTCGGTGGGTTTTCTGGACCAAGATAGTCTTGATCTAAAGTAGAATCTGGACCAAGATACCACGACTCAAACAAATCACCATCTCTATTCATATCTTTTATATCATAATAATTGTTATTGACATCATCACCAACAAGTGTAAAATATCTATAGGATGATCTAAGAGTTGTATAACCTTTACCAGGATCACTTCCTATAAATAAACTAGTGTTTAATGGAAGTGATCCATACTCAGGTCTAATAGATTCTGTTTCAGGATCTTCATAAACTGTAAGATTATCATTATTTATAGCTACTGTCTCATCGTTTAACACACCTATATTTAGTCTTCCAACACCATGAGTTAATCTTTTCATTAACTTAGTCAAAGGTGTTAATGTGTTTGCTATGTCTTCTTCAATATGTGAATTAAAATTTCTCCAACTATAATTTAATACACTAAAATTTGCAATCACATCTACATATGGTTTTTCACCCTCACCTCTATCGGTTATCAAATATTGTGGACTAAGGTTAAGATTAAAATGACCTCGGATTATTTTCGTGTTAGTAAATGCTATTATTTCATCTGTAACATTTGTTTGTTCTGCTGGTATTGTTAATTCAGAACTGTGGTTTTCATTAATTACAAAATTTTCAAATTCATAACGTGGATCAGAAGTAGCTATTGATAAACCAACATCATGTACAGGTCTTGGTTTTATATTTCTTCTTTCATCATCTATAACATTATCATAAAAATTCTCTGATAATTTGTTAAGTAATTCAGTGGTTGTCTCTAAGTCTTCTGTTAAAAAAAGATTTGTACTTTCATTTAATGCCTCGCCACCCACATCTTCTTTTGCAAATATTTTTACATAACCACTTTTTTCTTGTAAATTACCATCAACCCTAGTAGTTAGATTAACAATTGGATTATGAAACAAATGACCAATTATTTCTGTATCACTACGTGGCATAAAAAAGTTATAAGGATTTTCAATAGATGCTGGTTCTAATGATGGTGATACCGTCCATTTTTCAAGATAAGAAACATCATTTGGATATGCCTCTACTTGTACATAATCACCATTTCCATATAACCCATCACCTACAAGTTCAGCATCAACGACATCAGAACCAAAAACTATAGTTTTATTAAAACCAAGAATAAAAGGCCTAATTGTATCTCTAAATAAAAAATGATCTAAGTATCCATTGTCATTTCTAGGAGAGTTGTCTCGACCTTGTTCACGTAATTCAATACGAAGACTAACCTGTCCCTCAGAGGTTAAATTGTATTCTCTTGGATGTAATTTTTTATCGTAGTAAAAAAAATGTGGTACAGTGCCCTTATTATCTTCTGAAAATGGAAATGTATCTACAGAAAAATTTACCTCTTCTGATATGACAAGATCCCTTGAATCAATTTGCTGTTGAGTTGTTTGAAATTTTAAATTAGAAAATTGTGAACCACCTTTTTTTCTATCATATGTTTGTAATTCCCAAAAATTTCTATTGTCTTCTGTGAACGTACCAAGTTTAAATCTTCCATCGGTATCAACCATAATTCCTCTATGCTTTATTGTAGTGTCTTCTAAAGCGATACCAAAATTAGTTTGATACAATACTGCAATTTGATTGAGTTTTTGTTGAATTCTAAAACGTAAATTATTCCACATCAAACCAGATGGAATAGTTTCCAACTGATTTTGTAGAATATAATATTCTTGACTTATAGACGCTGCAGTTCCTATTGTGTCATCAATATTTTCACCATCTACTACATAAGCATTTCTACCCTGCCACGGTTCTATAACACTACCACTTTGTGGTGTATCTGTATAAGGACCAACAGATTGAAAATTACTTTGGTCAATATCTTTTAGATTTTTACCTTCTATAATTATATCTGACATTTTTAATCAACCTTAAAACCACGAGCTCTTAATAAATCACTTCGACTTATCACCTCTACTTTACAACGATTTCCAAATGTACTATTTGCTACAAGACCACCTGATACCATTTTGTGATTTAACCAAAACATTGAATCTTCTAACATATTTAGTATATTATTAGATTGCTCTTCTTTAATTAAAGGATTATAAGTTGCACAAATAAAAAACCACTCATTTAAATCATCTGTTGGTATTTGTGTGTGTTGATTAAATATAATTAAAGGATCAATCGTACCTTCTTCAAGAGCTGGTTGTTTGTTTTCTAACGTGTTGTATTTTGGTGCACCATTGATTCCAACATGACTATCAAATATAGCTCCATCTTCATAATAAAAATTTTCATAAACAACAAGTCTTACCATTCTACGATTTGTAAGAATTGGACTCGGAGTATTATCTTGAGATTCTTCAAAAGTTTCCACATGACTATCTATTCTAAAACTTGGTTTTGTTTTTAAAAGTGGATTACCATATGTCATCAATGTTCCACCAGTTGTGTTGTTTAAAAATCTAACCCACATCGTTACAGTAAATCCATCTACAGCCCAAGAAGGACCTGTAATTTCTTGTCCCACTACAACATCAATCATTGGTGGTGGACCTCCCATATTTGGTTGCCAATTAGGATCAATTTGCTGAGTTACAGTTTCTTCACCACGTGTAACTGTTTTTTCAAATTCCATAGGATTATCTGTGATATTTTGTAAAACCACTGCTTGATTTAATCTTCGTATTTTTACAAATCCTTCTGATTTATTTTGATATTCAGGTCTTGAATCAGATACTTCTTGAAATTCATTATCAACATCTTGTAGATATTGATTCAAAGTGTTTCTCATATTTTCTAAAGTACCTAAGTTTCCTTCATAATTATCATCGTTTATTCTTACCATTACTGCTTCATTATTATCAGGATCTTCATTTATCCTATTACTAGGATCACTAGTCAATGATTCTCCCACACCATCGTCATCTACATCTTCAAATGTTGGTGGAGCTCCAATAAACTGTAGAAAAGTTTGATAAAAAGTATTCAACTCACGTTGCCTTACAGCTTGATTTGGTAATAACTCTATGATATTTGTATCTAGAATAAAACGTGCTTTATCAGGATTTATTTTAGTTCCAAGTTTTACCTCCGTTAATTGAGATAAATTTAATTTATTTACCCACTCATCAGGTCTATCAATTGTATTTCCTTCTTCATCAGTTATTTGTTGTCGTAAATCACCTGTTGCTTGTTGATAAAAACTATGTCGTTCAGCAAATAAAATTGTTTCACTAAAATTACCATCGTTATAATTTATATTAAAAGTTCTTATCTCTAAATAAAAAAGTGGTGAGTCTGGTTCATCTTCATTAAAAGGTATTGGTGGATCAAGATCCAATGATGATATCCTAGATTGATTTATTGGTGTATTAGCTGTGACAGTAACTTCATTATCTAATTTATCTGATATGTCAACTAAACCAGTCGCAGCAGCTTCTAAATTACCCATTATGTAACCAATGATAGAACTTATCTGTGTTTCACCATTTTGAAAATCCTTAATATTTTCAGGAGTATTTCTATCTTTTTTAAATATTATTAATTGATCATCTTCTGATTCTCTACCTATTTTATATCCAATTCCATCTTCTGATACCGTGGTTTGATATGATTTTATATCTCCAAGATCACCATCTATCAAATCCGAATTAAAAAACTTTTCATATATCTTATCAGCAAATGCTTCTCTGACTTGATTTTCATCAATACTAAGCGCTGGTGGTATAATTTCTGGAGGTGGTGGTGGTATTCGAGGTATTAAAATTCTCGGAGTTTCTATGCTACCATTTACAACATCTTCATCATCGTAGTGTATATACTGATAATTTATTCTGAATTGTGCAAACCCACCAAGTAAAGAATATGGTACTCTAATTATTTGTAGTGGAATATTTACACCACTTACTGGACTATAAATTCTTCTATCAAATTCGTATGGTATATTTATTTCACCCTCTAGTTGATCGATTGTAATAGTAAATCTGTCAAACATTTCTTGACTAAATTCATCATCAACTATACCATCAGAACTAGCTACGATTGCTCCACCAGTATCAGTTACTTGAACTACAAAGTTTAACTCTTTTTTCTGTGTTTCTGAATAATCAATCCACTGCATTTATTATACTCCTGATTCCTCACCAGCTAAAACTTCTGTTTGAAAGGGTAATATAGTAGTACTTGGATTATCTATTAATTGCTCACCTAAAGTATTTTGTATTAATTCAATCAACTGTTGATCAGTTGATGATATAACACTAATAGTTAGTAAATAGTTATACAAATCTTGCCATCTTTCAGAAGTAAACGATCTATCTGCAATCCATTGTTTAAATTTTACACTTGATAGATTATCTAAATTATAGTCTTTAGAATTATCATTTAAAAATTTAATTACTCTTTCACGAATACTAGGTTTAACTAAATCAATATGAAGTCTACCAACACTCTCATAATTTACAAGTCTACTATCAACCAAAACATGTCTACTAGGATTATAAGCAATTTTAGCATTTGTAAAATCTAATTGTGATAATATATTTATTGGACTACCAAAAAAATTTCCATATAAATTTATTATAATTGATTGTGGAAACTCTTGTGGTAAAGATGAAGACTCTTTTTTATTTAACGTATAAGTACAAAGGTGTTGTTGCACTGAATCATATTCTTCTTCTGGTATATCAAACTCAGACAAACCACCATTGTTTATAAAATCTATAGCACTTAAAAATTTATCTTGATCAGTAAAAAAGAAATTTAAAGGGACATTATCAAAATCATAAGCATTACCAGAATCTACCATTCTTCTCAAAGAATCACCGTAGAGATAAGCATTATATGTTGAATGTAATGCGTTCAATGGTGATAGAAAATTAGAAAGATTTGGTTCTTGTGATATTGGATCTTTAACACGTTCTATAAAAAAATTATACAACTCGTCTTCTGAATTACTAGTTTGACTTATACGTGAGGTAAACTCGTTTGGTTGAGCTATTACAGGCTCCATAGTTTTCCAAGCAGCACACCAATAGTAATCACGAGCTATAGCATTCCATTTAGAACAATTACCACTTTCAGCTTCAAAAAATTGACAGTTACTACATTTTCTACCAGTTAGTAATCCTTCAACACCTTCGTTGTTTGAGTTTTGATAAGCTGGTGGGAAACTAGCTGGTATTGGTTCAATAGGTTCTTCTTCATACATCGGTGGTGGTGGTGGTGGTGTACCTATGTAACTTATTTCCCAAAACTTACCAAGAATATTATCTGGATCATCAATCATTATATTGTAATCAGTATCACCTTTTATTTCAGTAAATGTATTAGAGGTATCACTTTTCGCACTAACATTTGATTTAGAATCACTTTTAAATAAGTTAAATTTTTTCTTTTTCTTTTTCTTCTTCTTTTGTCCTTTCTTTCCAAATTTATTTTTTATAACAGAAGTGTAGGTGCTAACAGTTTGACCATTAGTTGAAAGTTCATCTATTTGTATAATTGGTATATCTTTATTATTTTCTATAAATTCATTAATTGAAATACTTTGCATACCATTAAACTTTCTTAAATTACTACCATCATAAACCTTTATGATAAGTGTTTCACCAGTTGTTTGGTTTATTGTTTCGGTGTTAAATGTAGTTTGTTGCTGTTTACTTTCTTGCTCAAAAGGTGTTATGTTTGTTATCATTGTTTCAAGTAAAGGTACACCTGTTCCAGGAACATAAATCACTATTGGTCTACCAGGTGTAAAGGGTGGATCTTTTTCATCAATGGTAAAATTATTGTCAATTAAAAATAACCTACCTTGTATACGTTCAGCCGTAGCTACATATGTATTATCAGGACCTGAATTACCTAATATTTGATATTGATACTCCACACCTTGAATCAATGATTTGGTTTCTGATAGTTCTATCTTTATAGTTCCATAACCACCACCATAGCTACTCATTCCATAACTAAAAGATCCAGTTGCCATGTTAACTCCTTATTATAAATTCAAAATCATCATCATACACAATAGTTTGACCATCATTATGGTTTACCTTGAGTAATACTTTGTAAGCCCTATTAGGTTCAAATGTATTTAAGTCTTGTGTAAAATATGGTGATATGGGATCACAACTCATAGTGGTGTATGAACTAAACGGTATGACATCCTCATTTGTCGCCATGTCAATTATTGAATATGACGCTGAACCCTCAGCAAAATAACTACCACTTACAGTCTGTATCGATGTTGTGAAACTCTTATTGATATATCTTTTACGAGCACCAAATCTAAATTTAACGGTTTCAGTTTCTTTATAAGCTTCTCTTGTGTGTAATTGATACACATAGTTTTCTGATTGACCAGATAAATCTAATGGAGTCAAACTACCTGTGTTTGAACCAGTTGCTGGTAAATGATCATCCCAACGTAGTTCTAATTTCGGTGAATAAATTGTATTGGTTTGTCTTGAAAAGAATTTTAAATCTTCTGATTCACCAGTTTGTAAAGTATGATTTATAGTTGTTTCTACTATTGATGAAGATGTAGATGATGATATTGCCAATGTGTTTGTCTGTATTGAAGCACTGGCATCATTACCCATACCAGCATGATTAGTGCAATAGTAATATAATGAACCTGTTGTAGAATCAGTAACATCTATTTTAACATAAGCACCAGTAGTACCAGGATCACCTACTGCAGTAACACCAATACTGTATAAATTAGTTCCTCCAGGCCCACTAGTTTTTGTTGAACTAAACCTAAAGGGATGTCCACCACCAGCAGCATTACTACTGTCATGTTGTAAAAATCTATATTGATTACCAGAAAGTAGTGTTAGATTTGGAGTTGTGACTCCATCTATAGCATATTTATTTCCACCATCACTTACAACTGTTACACTAAATGATGATGTAACACCAGTTCCACCAGCCTTACCAACAAGTGCAGTAGAAGCAGATATAGCTAATGATTCTGATATGGAACTAGATGTTATAGTACCAAGCTCTGAACTACCTGAAAACCTAAGTAGAAATCCATGATTTTGATTCACACCACCAAACCATTTTTTTGCTATTGATGTAACATCCATTTCGATGTCAGGTGATGATAGTGAAAACGATTGTGTGACCTCATCTTCACCTATATAAGTACCACCAGCATTTGACCAAGTTATTTCAGATATATCATCACCACGATTTTGCCTATTCAACCAACTACATCCAACAGTTGTTTTTGGATTATCTACTTCTTTACCAATACCCTCATCCCAAGATTCACTTAGAGGATAAGCAGCTATATTGTAATCATTACTAAGTCCACTTGTTCCAGCAGTTTCATAAAGTCTTAATACTAATTTATAATCACTTGGTAATACAGAGGAACTAATGTAACTCTCTACTTCATCAGTATCAAACTGAACTAACATTCTTGTTGGTGCATGAAACTCTTTATTTCTAAAAACTTTTTTTAGTTCTAAGATTTCATCTTGACCTACATTTTTATCTTGAAAGGTAGTACCATCAGATTCTCTAGAACCACTATCGATAAAGGTATCTTTTGTAGCAAAAAATGAACGATGCATTAGATTACCCTCCCATAGATATCTGTATTTGGATTTCGTAATTCAAAAACTGCTGGTGTTATAGATGGTTTTATAACATCTGCATCTTCTGATAGCGCTGTTTCAAAATCATAAACAAATCCATATCCAGATGTTCCATCTGATATAGTTCCACCACTGGCATTTAAATTACAAAGTCGTCTTGTTGTACCAGTAAACTCAGGTGTTGGAGATTGGTTACCAAAATTTTGAGTTATCTTTAACGTAGGAATGGCAATTACACCATCTAATCCTAGTATTTCATATTTTAAATTATTTAAATTTATAGGTTGACCAAAGTGCATTTTATCTATTAAAAAATAATCTCGTATTACATCAATAACCTCTAGTTTAACATCAGTTGGATTAAATCTCCTATCAGCATTTACTTGAAAGTAAACACCAAAATTAATAAAATATGCTGAAAAATTACCAGTTACATTACCATCAGCATCGGCAGTAGCAAATCCAAAATCTAAAGAATCATTTATCATTCTAAATTGTTCTAAATACATTCTCAAATTGTTTATGGCTAATAAAGGAGTTTGTACTAATTGTCTTTGTTGATTATAAGACAATGTATAAATTTTTAATCCACTGACATTATTTAATCTAACCACTTGAGCTTTAGCTATATTACCAAACTTAGCAGGTAAGTTAAGTATTCTAGCAGCATAATCCTCACGAGTAACACATCTTAATTGTGAGGCAAAAAATGTTTTAGCATTTTCTTTTATCTCTGTTATAGTTTCACCATCAGTTCCACCACTAGCTGGTTCAAGATTGGTCACAGTTATTTGCTCATCTGAATTAATTACGTTTGTTAATTCACCAGCTTGAACATTAGAATCAGCCCCACCACCAACTCTATAGGTTACAGTTAATACAGTGTTAGTTGGAGTTTCACCAAGATTCAATGAATTGTTTGTAGTTAAATTATTTAGAGCAGCATTTATCACAGTGGATGGTACACCACTTGTCGACATACCTTGTTGTTCTATTGTTGAAAATAAACCAGCACTAGATGATCCTGATATATTAAATTTATACAATCCATTACCAAATTGTAATTTAGTGTTATTAGTTTCAGGATCAACCTTACGAACAAATTTTTTATTTGTCTTTACATATTCTAAAGTATATGGTATTGATACATCAACACTAACATTTTGTACACCCTCTCCTAAAGCTGAAATAATACCTTGATTATAAGCACTACCATCTCTATCAGGATCATCACTATAATGAATTTCTTTTAAAATTCTATCTTGAGCTAAATAATCTACCTCATAATACTTCGCTTGAGAACTATCCCTTACATCTAATATCTCAACCACATTAGTCTCATCTAAATCTATTTCTAAAAATTTAGTTGGAGATGTTATAGTAAAAGATTTTATTTTAGTTTCACCAGATACAGCATTTACAAATCTCGTTATTTTATATTTAATAGCAACTCCCGCATCATTACGAGTTATCACTTCTTCTCGATTTTCAGTAGTTATATTAAAATCAATTTCACCTAAAGTTTCAAATACTAATTCTGTATTTTCTGTTGATCTAATCTGTAAACCACTGTTGATTGGATTACTTAAATTACCTGAAAGAGTTGTATAATCAGGTTTACCCAAATCATCACCAGGTGATGTTATTGCATCTATTTCAGTACTAACAGATAACCTAACAATAGATGGTGTCGTTGGTGTTGTTTTATATCCTAAAAACTCTGCTAACCTAAGAACATTCTTACGTTCAGTAGCAGTGGTAAGTAGACTTTCTTTATAATTATAATCAATGTAGTAACTCAACACGTCACCAACGTAACTTGCTAATTCTATCAACATCATTCCAGGCGATGTCTCATTGAAATCCTTATAGGTATCAGGAAAATATGATTTAGTATATTCTATGAGATCAGCTTTTATAGTAGCAAAATCTTTACTGGTATAACTTACATTTGACGGTATCACTGCTTGTTTTTTTGTGTAAGGCATATCTCTACTCCACCACCACACCAACAGATTGTAAATCAGTGGGTGTGTTTTTAATATTAAATTTAATAAAAATATTTATTTGTTCCTTACCCTTTTCAGGTAAAGTAATATCTATTTCTCTTAACTCAACAAAAGGTAACCAAATTTGAAATGTATCCACTATATCATTTTCAATTTCTACTACAGTATCATTGGTTATCTGTTCAAATAAAAATCTTCTTATATTCATACCAAGAAATGGTTGAAACAATCTTTCACCTCGTTGAGTTGTTAATAACATTTTAATATCTTCTTTCACAGCATCCATTGTTGTCGTAGTAGATGTAAAATATCCATCAGTAGTACCAGGTTGTCTACCCAATGGCATCTGTAAACCAACACTTATCCTAGTGTCTTGGTCTTCAATAAATCTATTTACTCTGTTATTTGGTATTGCCATTTGTTAATTCTTTACTGTTAAAGCTTCAACTTTTGTTGTATTTACATTTTGGTTTACTTCCTTTCGACCATGCTTATTACTTCGTTCACTTACCTGTACATCAATATCAACAAAACCAGTGTTTGCCTGAGCGGCAGCAGAACCTTTAACTTGTATACCACCAGGTTTAATCCTACCAGCTGCTTCTAAATTAGTAATGTTTAATATCTGTCTAGACATCCATGATTTTATCGCTTCCATTTGATCAAGACATTTCTTTTGAATTTTTAGTCGACTTGCTTCAGGCATATCATTATACACCTGTTGACCTAATCCATCAATTTCAATTTGAAGTAAATCTTCTGATAAATCTCCTTTTGTTTTAAATGCCATTTCCTGGTCCTTTATTAAACTTAGCCTTTTCTTCCACCTTTTTCATCACACCTGAATAATCTTTGTTAAGAGCATTTGCTAAATGATCAGGTAATCCAGCAGTTTCATCCATTACAGAAGAAGTCTCTGCTTCTTTATTGATATCCTGCCATTCACCTGAATCAGCAGTCTCTTTAAGTAAATTATTTAATATAGAGTCCTTTGTCATCGGAACTCTTTCAGTCGATGATTTTTTTTCGACTGCTTTAGTGGTAGTTACAGATGGTGTTTCATTAAGTATTTCATCATTTATCTTACTAACCAGTACTTCTTTTAACTCTTTACGAAGTCCAGCAAGAGAATATTCTATTTCTTCTCTAACTACTTCTCTTATTACTTTCTTAAATAAAGATAACTTCATTTTAACTCCTATTCGGTTCTATGAAATGGTGTTCACTTAAAAAACTAGCTAAATTATTAGCTCGATCTGTAGTTGGTACACCATCTACTATGTTTAAATTCTCTCTTGTACTACTGAGTTGTATCGGAGTTTGACCTGGTATCAACTCACCACCCTCTAGTAAATTAAAATCTGATATAATTTTATTAACTTCCGATTTTAAAGTACCTGGTGTTGTCAAACTTTCAAATACTGATAATGGTGTTGGTGTTCCAGGAGGAGCACCTACTGAATATGAATCTCCTATTAGTCTTAATATCCTAACTAAAAGTTCTCTTAATTTATCACCCAATACCATAGGTTCAGTTCTACCCTTTGATTGTTTTCCTATATAAATATTCTTAGAATCAATTACTGAGAAACCTTTATTACTTATAGCAATATTCTTATTTGCTCCTATGTTTATGTTTCTATTAGAAGAAACAACAACATCATTTACTAATGTATTAAAAGTAATTTTATCAGAGGAAATGATAATTTGATCAAATTCTCTTTGTTCATTATCGGTTGGAAGTTTTACCTCACCATATTGATAATTAAATGTTTTCTCTTCTTGTACATCATTTGAAAATTCTGTTATAGCATCTGTATCAATTGATAGTCTGTAGTTATTACCATCAACAGGAAAATTATCACCTATTGTACCTAACGATGTCATAGCAAATATAGAACCACCATCACTTAAAGTTTCTACGTTTCTTAAATTGTTATTAGATATTATAATTTTAGGATTTTGATGTCTAGCACCAATTCTAATGGCATTACCATATCTACCCTCTAACATAAGATCAGAAAAATTTGATTCGGCGTATTCTACTAGAGCTGGATTTACAGCATTTTCTAAATACTCTATTGGAAAATCCATTGATGTGTGTCTTGGTTTTGATAATTTTTTTACTTTCTTTTTGGGTATGTTTTTATTATATCCATTTTTGATATCTTTATTAAATACTGAAATTATATTAGAAACAGTACCCGGATCGTATGTATTGTCAGGTGATTCAGATGGTTTATTCTTGGTGTTTATCGGTCCTAAATAATAATACCTACCTTCTATTGAACAATAAAGAATTAAATCACCTCGTGTAATTGAATCTTGAACTCCTCTAAATAAAGGGTGTGCTGAAAAAACAGTTTTACGAATTCCTCGATTACCTTTTGGAGTAAATTCTACTCTCTGTGGTTCAGTTTGATCTCGTTTAGTTGGATGATAGTCATTGTAAGATGTATGAACTCTTTCAACATGTCCTGCACGAAATTCCATTATGAATCTCCATATTTTTTTCTTAGTTCCTCTATACCCATCTCATCTGATTTTTTCTGTAAGTCTGTAGATACATCCTCAAGAGCATTCATTAGCTCTTCTTTTTCTTCATCACTTAATAATGTAACATCAGATTCAGCCGTCATAGTCTTAGCCATAAGTCTTTGATATAACGT